ATTGTCTGAAATACCCTTCTCTGTTATTCCGTACACAATACCGAAGTTAAGAGCTTTTGCATAGTTCTTCCTTACTTTTTCGAACAACTTACCTTTTGTAACGTCTGCTCTGAGGGTTTCTGTATCTTGGGTATTAATCTTTCCTTCCTCGAAAAGGTGTCTAACATGTTCCTCAGACAGCTTTTCGTCCGAAATGTTTCCTTCCTTGTCCAGAAACAAATCCTGAAGGGAACGGCAATACTGAAAATACTCATAGCTTACATTGTCGTTGTACATTCTGTTGTAGATACCTACGGCAGTCTTGGAGTGTACATCGCCGTCATGCTTGTAGATATCTATTAATACAGGGCATTGCGACACATGAGCCAGTATTCTCAATTCCTGACCGCTAAAGTCACAAGATAGCAACAGCCTGCCCTCGTCTGCCATGAATGCTCTACGGATCAACCCGCCTGTTTTTGCAGGCATTTGCTGTAGGTTGGGGTTGGAGCTTGAAAAACGCATGGTCTTAGCCCCAACAGTATTGAAGTTTGTATGTACTCTCCCTTTAATGACTTTGTTAGGGAGCTTGTCAGCAAAAGCGTCAGCCAACTTGGATTCAGACCTGAAATTGCAGAGCAAATCGACTAAATGAGCGTCTTCTTCCCTGCCTTGCTTAACCAGTTCAGCCTTTATCTTAAGAAGATTCTTTTTACTTGCAGAATTCGGCTTCTTTTTATCTACCTGCGGGAACTTCCTCTTCTCAAACAGTATCTTAGCCAACTGTGGGTTGGATTTAAGATTGAATTCCTCTGTTATTCTCCATATCTTTTGTGCTGTACCATCCTGATAGTCTTCAGGAAGCCCACACTCACAGAAATAAAACTTGGACTTGTATTTTCCTGACCTGCTTTTTTCTGACTTAGATCCATTAATGGAGTAAAATCCTTTGCACTTCGGACATATACCAACTTCCGCATATAACTTAGGTGCAACCTCATTTACCATGTAGTCAAGGTCAAAACGAATACCCTTGTTCTCTGCTCTCCACACGATTGGTAGAAGAGGCATTTCGATTTCGAACATTATTTTCTTAATGTCCTTAAGCCTGTCCATGTTAAGATACTTATTGAAAAACTCATACAGTCTCCAAGTCATATGAGCATCTTTAATAGCATAATATCCTGCCAGACACCCACGCCGACCCGCCTTAAGCAGTATGGGTATGGTATCAAATGTTTCTTTACCGAACAGGGTAGTAAACCTATCCGCAGGTTCTTTCAGATAAATTTCAGAGAGGTCTTTCAGGTTCTTTGGCTTATTTTCATCCAAAAGAGCCGAAGCTACCATCGTATCAAAATAAAGATTATCGATAGTGCGTATACCTAACCAGTTGTAAAGCACATGAGCGTCAAACTTATAATTATGCCCAATTATCTTAAGTCCTCTTCTTTCTAAACAGGGCTTAAGGTACTTTGCAACCAAATCCTTGGGCAAGCACTTCACATAGTCAACCCCCACAGTACCTTCTGCGGGAGCGTCACCAATATCGTCTTTATGTTTTAAAGGAATATAGTAACCCAAATCAAAAGAAGGAAGCCATATTGAAAGACCTACTATTTCATCCCTGAAAGTATCGAGACCCAGAGCTTCTGTATCATTAGCAATGTACTCCTCGGTGTAAAGCTGTCCGCAAAGCACATTTAAGTCAAACTCTGTCCATACAATCCTATAGTTATCTGGAAGCACAGTGGCATTAGCCAACTCCAGTATTTGAGTTTGCTTCTTGGTGAGCTTCTTGATTCTGACTTTTTCAGTCTTCATATTATTCTTACTGGATTTTTCAGCAGATACTCTTTCAATTACAGAGGCTATATCTTGAACTCCCATACCGTGAACTCCTTTATATTGGGTATGTGGATTTACCTGTGGTTTTTTCATTCATCTAACCACTCCTTTCACTGCTTTGCATGTGAATTTAGTTGTGGTATATTTCAGAGCATTGGTCGTGTCGGTCGTGCTTCTAAGGATATCCCTTAATTGGGCTGTCCTTTTATTCAATTGTCAAGGTACAGTAAATTAATTATTTAAAGCTTTACTTCTACAGTTACAATTGTGTCGTTTCTAGCGCCACCATGAGGAACTAACAAAATTCTTTTTATCTCAAACCCTCTGTTTTTGCCCATCCCCATACTATTCCAACCAAAACTGATTACTTTCCCACCAGGTTTTACTACTCTCGCAATTTCGTCTTTAACATTAGAATAAAAATCCATTTTGGTATTAAATTCTTTAAGTCCTATACCTTCATAGCATTCTTTTATTTGTCGTGGTGAATAAGGTGGGTCGAATAATACACCGTCCGCATATTCATTTGGAAACATCTTTAAAAAATCTGTAGCCTCCATATGGTAATCTGTATCACAGTTTGGGTTGAGATCATTCGTGATAGTCGCAATCTTACTATTCCTTGCAAATGGGTCTAACCAAATCCCGTCATCAACTTCTTCTTGAAGTAATTCTTTGATGGGTTTTATTGAAAATGTTTCGCTGTTTGGCATGGCCCATTTCCTTTCAATTTGCATAACTTCACCCCCAATACCACAATTTTTATTAAATTTTTATCATTTCACTGATTTATGCCAATACCACACCTAATTCCTCATGCCCTTTATATTGAGAAGTAGCCATAGAGGTTATCTATGGCTACTCTCTTAGAAGGGCTGACCTTAGAACGGCAAATCTTCGTCATCAGGGTCTGTGGGTGGGGTAGCGTTTGTATCCCCGTCAAGTAGTTCTTCAATTTCCTCTTTAGTTAATTGCTCCACAAGGCTTTCGGGGTCTGGAATCATACTCATGTACTTGGACAAGTCAATCTTAGTTGGATCCTTCCTGAAAAACTGATATGTCGTCTTTAGCCCTTCTCCAAGCCTTACGACTTTCAAATCCATCTGGGTGAGATCGCCGTATTCATCTTCAAAAGCGATAAGTGCCTTAACTACTTCTTTTGAAGCCTTGAGGATTTTTACTTTATCGTCTGCAATGTCAAGGATAGGTATATATGTTTTAAACGAGGGTGCACGCCCCGCCTTGCAAAGCGGGCAGTCTTTTTTGCCAATGCACTCGATCGTTTTCCAGAAACCACCTATCTGCTCTACATGTTCCCATGCGGCTGCAACTTCAGACGTCGGCACAAGTACACGAATCAGCTTGTTTTCACCAGACTTCATCTTAAAGATTGACGCTGTTTTGTCCATTGCTTCTTTGATTTGCTTAAACCCTTTAATCATACTCTTTTCTCCTTTTCCCTTTTATTTTTTCTTTTTCCTGTAAACCTGTTTCTACTTATTTATGCGTATACTTAGTTGTAACAGTTAAATTGGTAAAATAATGAAAAAAAAATCCCCACACCATTTCGGTGTGGGGTAGTGGGAAAGATTTTACGTCAGGCGTTGTTGGCATAGTATTTATTTATTAATGATTTCCAAATTTGACTTATTCGTGCCTTTGAACACCCCAAAGCATCAGCGATTTCCTTAAACTCAAGACCTTCACATCTCATTTGAAATACTTGCTTTTCTTTCTCTGTAAGATTACTGTAGCATAAAAAATCTATCATTATATTGGTAACATCATAATCAGAAGCGTCACTCGGCAATGCCACTACATTACCTTCCGCTTCTTCGTCATATTCATCTGCAATACCTAATGACTTGGTGAAAGGCTCATGCGTCTTCAGATACCTTAAATATGAATTGATTCCGTTATTCATCACCTTGTCAAAATAAGTCGAAGCCATAGCTTTGGCACTGTCATAGGTGTCCAAAGCCTTATGCACTTTCATTATAGTAACCTGAACGGCGTCCTCTTTATCCACTTCGCTAATAGGTATTTTGCTTAGTTTTTTTCTACAAAGGTGCATTACTTCTTTTAAAAATGCTTCTGTTTCTTTCTCGGCTAACAGCTTATCAAGTTTACTCATTCACATAACCCCTTTTGCTTAAATATCATATGAGTAAATTCAATATCTTTCAGCTTTCCCCCAAGAAGTAGATCGTTGGCGTCTTTATACCCGTCTAAGGGTACTGCAATCTGAACATTAAAACCGTATCTCGTTAATAAACGGCTAACTTGTTCTGTTGCCTCTCTCCCTGCTTTGTCATTGTCCAATAACAGCTTTATGTTATTAACTTTCAATAAACATAACGCAGGGAGCATAGCTTCATAAAACACTCTTCCAAGTAGTGCTACTGATGGCAAACCTACCATATAGCAAGACATAGCATCAATGGCACTTTCAACAACATACAGTTCTTTAAACCTCTTTTTCGATTTCAAAAGATAATAAAGCCCATAGAGTATATCTCTCTTCTCAACCCCCTTTTCATTGTCAAATTTTTTCCCGTGGATACTTCTTCTTTGTAAAAAGCGGATATTACCAAGATGATCTCTTATGGGGAACACTATGCTGTTAGTCTCTTTGTCGAAGCCTACCTCATAAGCATTTATTACTTTATTGCTCAATCCCCTTTTGTACAAATAAGAATGTATAACCCCTTTATACTTTAGACCTTCTTCTTCGGATATGACCTTATGGCTTTTGGTCTTTTTGATTTCTCCTATTATTTGGGACAAAAGACCAACACTTAATGGTTTACTATAACCATTGTCAAA